CTGTTTGCGTGCGTGCTTGGCTTTCTGGTTTGGATGGCGTACCACGCCGTCGTCGGTGTTATTGAAAGGTTTGGCTGATGGCAAAGGTAGAGCGCTGTGAATGCTGGGACTGTGGCGGAGGGGGCATCGTCGAGTACGAAGAGGCTAGGCCCGACCCCATCCGTGGTGGTGATCTTGTCGGCGTGATGGGAGAGTGTGAACAGTGCGACGGCAGTGGCGAGATGTTCCGCGCCAAAGCTGTCACTACCGCAGGTCTTCGCGCCCTCTTGACACAGACAAAGGAAGCGATGGAATATATCGAAATCATGTCAGAAGACCTCGACAAAATATATACGCAGGTCGACTACACTATAGCAGCTATCGAACGCTACGAAAGAAAGGTAGGTACACGAGATGGGCAGAGTAAGTGACTGGCTAATAGAAATGGAAGAAGACGCATTTTGTATGACCCGCGAAGAGTGGACGTCAAAACACGGCGAATCGTGCATCGATATTTATAATAAATTACGCATGGAGTGGTTAGACGATGAGATCACACCCAACGCGCCTGACAAATCAGACGACGCCAAATCAGACGACGCCAAATCAGACGACGCCAAATCAGACGACGCCAAAGACTACCCTGTCTATTGATTACCCGTGCGACGTGTGCGGCGAACCGGCATTAACCAAAGATAGCGGACAGCTTCGTTGTCCGTCGTGCTGGCTGCGGAAACAGGGTGAGAAAATAAAACCGCTTGACCGGGGCGGATATTACCCATAGGTTTCCGACATCGTTTTCTAACGAAAGGAAGCCGAACAAATGAAAAAACGAATACACATAAATCAGCACGTCATCCGGGCGAATGCCAAGAACGGCACAAACGACCCGGCAATCACCGTCAAAACATATAAGGAAAATCATTACGCTCATCGTGTAGAGATCGACGGGCCATCGTCCGTCGTACACTCGCCCGACAAACCGCTTTCATGCGGTGCGCGTGTGTGGATTGAAACTGATTCCCGCGTTGGCTGGGAAAATGACGGCGAGGTTTTCGTGATATGACAAAGCAAGCCACGTTAATCAATCACGAAAGAATGATTTACAACATCACCAGCGTTTACCGTGACGCCGACGCAACCCAATACAATGAAGGGCTTTTGTGGTACTCCGACGCACAAAGGGCAGCATATGATATCGCAGAAAAATACGATGTTGCGGTTTATATTGTGGTTGCTGTTATCGCTGCGCTTTCACCTAACAACAAATGGTCTCGAAATATTGTCAACGCGGATGCCTTGATTGGTGCATTTATCCGGGGCGACGGTATCGACTCTGTAAAGGTTTCAACGTATCACGCGATGAAACGTAAAGCTTGGGACATCTTAGCGGCGCGTCCGGACTACGACGGGGCAAAAGCCATGCTGAAAGGGCAGAAAATCACGTCCTTTTTTATGGATATTATGGGCGAGTTCAACGTGACAATCGACGGCCACGCCCGAAACATCGCCTACGGTGAGCGGGTAAGCCTGACTGATGATCGTAGTAATATCGGTATCCGTGAATATCGGGCCTTGCAGGCTGCTTACCAAGAAACCGCCCGGCGCGTCGGCCTCATGCCCTACCAGCTACAAGCCATCACTTGGCGCGTATGGCGGGACCGGCACGGTATAACATGACAAAAACGCCACGCTAACATTTTTTTTCGGGGATTAGCTGGCGCTTCCTGCCGCGTTCGGGGGCGGGGCAACGGGCTGATCGACGGGCGCGGCGAGTCGCGGGGCTGCGTCCAACCGCCCGAAAATTTTTTCGGCGCGGGGGTTCAACTGGTGCAAATTGTGTGCCATGATTTAACTACCAACAACGCATGAACAAAGGAGAACTAATCATGCTTGACTTAATCGAACAAGAACCTGTTGCTATCGATAACGCCATTAAGAGTGGTGACGAGATTTATTCGAAACACGGCAATCCGTCTGATGTGAGCCTCTATAGCAAATATGCAAAAGTGGAGCGGGTGCCACTCGAGGCCGAAATACCGCTTGCGCCACGGGGTGAATACGAAATCTTAAGCACGCGAAAGGTGGAGAACTATTCCGCTCTGTATAATCGCGCGACCGAAAGCCTGCTGGATGTCCGGCCGGTGTCTCGGCATTATGCCCTGATTCCGCATGATACCCTTTTTAGGAAACAAGCCGCGCTGCTGACCGATTCCGCGCTGCCGACCGATAACGTGTCGGTGATCGATCGTATCTATGGCAACGGCAAGCGGGTGCATCGGACGGTGACGTTCAACGACCTGAACACGAACACCCGGACCCGTTCTGGACAGATTGACAGCGTGAAATGCCGCATGGATATCTTCAACTCTGTCGACCTGTCTTGGGCTTTTCAGGTGTTTTCGGGTGCCTACCGTGACCTGTGCCGCAACTCGTTAGTATTTGGTGGGCAGAAATCGTACCACCAGAGGAAGGTTCACAAAGGGCACATCGATGTCGACGCCATGATGAAAAAGGCGGAAGTGGGCCTCGACATGTGGACGAACCAGCGCGACCAGATGGAAGTATGGCAGAACAGCCACTGCTCGGAATTCGACCTGCTGCGGATGCTTAAGGCGACCATATGCCGAAAGAACACACGGGCTGCAAAGCTAGATGAGGATCTGGCGATTAACGAGCGAAAGCTTAATTGGCTGCTGGAGCGGTTCAAGGAAGAGACCCCCGAATTGGGCGCAACCTTGTGGGCTGCTTATAATGCCCTTACCCACTACTCGACCCACCTACCGAACATACAGGCCCGGAATAGTAACCGGGAACTTGTCGCAACTCGACGGGCTGATGAAGTGCGGACGGTGATCGAGTCCGACTTCTGGCGCGGTCTGGAAAGGGACGTCGTGAATGGATGACGAACTGCGAGGCGCTTACCTATTCTATCGGTGCCTTGTATTGATAGCGATCATCTTGGTGCTGCTGATTATCTACTGACAAAGAAGGGAAGAAAGAAATGAGAGAACTACCGAAGGAACTTGTCGACCAATTTGTGAAACTGGCTGATCGGTTCGAACTGATTATAAGGCAGGACGAACGCGACCAGCTAATCAACAAATTGCGCGGGACGTTGTTTGCGGAACAGGTCGCAGAAGCGGAAATTGAGGAACCGCCGCTGCCTGAATCGGCTCTGCAGCCGAACGACGATGTCGAACTGACGTCAACCCACTACTGCGCTATTCGCTGGATGTCGCAAGGGTTCATCGCCGTGCCTACGCTTGCCGGGCATATGGGTGTCCGAAAGAGATCGGTCTATTCCTACCTTAGTGATCTACGAAAGGCGGGTTACGAAATAGAGACGAAAAATACCGGGAACAACCGGGGCGGGTACTACAAGATTTACCGGCTTGCCAGATCGGCATAAAAAACGTACAACATTGGGGCCGGTGCTTTTGCCGGCCCTTTTGCAATAGGAGAACTAACGATGCAAAGCACGATTAAAACTGAGCTTACTACCTCTGAAGCCAACGACGTTTTCGCTATCACTGAGCTTGAGCTTAAGGTTTTGCGTATGCACCTCGACGCGATTAACAACCAGATCCGGGGCCTCGAGGCGTTCATGGATTCGATGGGCTTTACCTCGTGGATCGGTAACAACTCGCCGCGTTCGATCAAGAATGGTGCATTTAAGGTGACTACCGACGATTAACCACAACAGCCAGTTTCCTCCCCAACTTGCCCCGCCCTAGTCGGCGGGGTCTTTTTTTGCCTATCACCCGGATATATCGCTTGTCGGTTGTATCGGCGGGATAAATCGGCGGGTTCGTAGCTCGGGTGTTGCTGCGCTTCTGGCCATCCCCGGCAAGCTTTTCAGATTATAGATGTGACAAATCATGCAACGCGCGCGGGTGCGGGTGCGATGTGCAGGATGTTATGTGGTTCGAGTGCGAGGCGATCTTGTGCCGGGCTTGTGGGGTGCCTCGGCGAGGTCTAATCGGTGAAAGATTGTTGCTGAAAGTTGCTGGCAAATGTAAATAAATATTAATATCTGTGCCTGCGCGCGTAAGGGCCACCCGGCCCCCCTGTACATGTGCATGCAATCTCGACAGCAATTTTGTTTTTTTGGAGTAACAGGCATACGTAAAAACGTACACCGTGAGGAAAGACCAAAACGTACACCTTAAGGGGAGCCACCCCTTCCTTACTGGGCCACTTTTGCAGATATGGGTGTATATCCCAGCGGGTCTTACACGCAGTGTACTGTCGAAATCACGATTTGTCAAGAAAAAAGTTGACAACATCGGAAATAGCACCTATACTTATGGCGTGGATCACACACAAACCCGTCACACCTTCCCATAAACACTGTTGTTTACTAACAAAAGGTACGACGCACGTGTGATTCACCCCGGATTACGAGAAAAAGATGAATTTACTTCCACAAAAACCCGCAAAACAGCGGGAGTTAACCCCACAACAGGGTAAATTTCTCGATTTGCTCTTCGAAAACGGCGGAAACGTCACTCAAGCAGCCGTAGACGCCGGATATTCGAAGGGTTCGAGCCAGTGGCTCAAGAAAACTCTCTCTGAAGAGATCGTAGAGCGTACGAAAGACATCCTTTCGGTCAATGCGATCAAGGCAGCTAATCGCCTCGTCACGACAATAGACAATCCCGCCCCCGAACGCGGTGACGACTTGCGTCTCAAGGCTGCGGAGTCGCTCCTCACGCGTGTCGGCGTACGCGCCCCGGAGCAAATTAACCACAACGTAACGGCAGTACACGGCGTCGTCCTATTACCGCCGAAAAACGAGGTAATCATAGATGGCTAATATGGGTGATGACGACGACGGCTACATCCGTCGCCCCGGTAAGGACAATCCTATCTATCAGATGGGTGTGAATATGCCGGACCTCCAGTTCAGTATTCTCCAAGAGCTATACAATCGTCCGCAGTCGATGAAGGGAAAGCCTTTCTACAAGCGTGACGAAGACGGTCAATACTACTTCAACTTTTCAGAGGGCGGAAAGATCCACCGTGGAAGAAAAGCAGCACGAAGCGCTGAAAAAGGAAATGGCTGACTGGCTCTACAGAGCGATGGATCCGTCTACTCCAACTACAAAAGGCGGAGAGACGGTACGCACTGTCGATTATACACAAGACGGCGTGACTTACGTAGCACCTACTTTACGTATGATAGATGGCAAACTCAAACGATACAGTACAGATGATGCTATCGACGAAGCCATAAAAAGAGGAGACGGAATGAGAGTGCCTGATGGTATGAGCGGCACTGAATTTTCACAAGCTCTTAGCAAACGTATAGGGAAAGCACGTGGACGATCAGCCCAAAGCAGCGCCGAAAAAGCGCGGTAGGCCGAAGCGCGATCCGAATGCGCCCAAAGCCACATATAACCTATCTACAAAGGAGCGTGCAAGGCGTGCAGCGACGAAACGTGTCAACGCCGCAAAGCGCCGTGCCGCGAAGTCGACTAAAGCAGCAGAGGACAAACGACGCTATGCTCGAAAGCTCGAAGAACAGGCTACGAAAGTTGAAAACGCTCTTGTTGGCAGTTCCTCTGCCACAATCGATCTTGGGGATGTGGCTGATTTGCCAGACCCAGTATCGGAGCTTGTCGGCGAAAGTGAAGTCGTCTTCCAACCGAATACGGGTCCGCAAACGGAATTTCTGTCGGCGGGTGAGCGAGACGTACTCTACGGTGGTGCAGCCGGGGGCGGTAAATCTTTCGCTCTCTTGGCCGATCCTTTGCGCTACTGCCACAACTCTAATCATCGTGGGCTTCTTCTTAGGCGTACTCTCGACGAACTAACCGAACTGATCGACAAGTCTCGGCAACTCTACCCGAAGGCATTTCCGGGTGCGAAGTTCCGAGAGTCGAAGTCGACGTGGGTCTTTCCGTCCGGGGCGACGATGTGGTTCACGTACCTCGACAAAGACAAAGACGTGACGCGCTTTCAGGGGCAGGCGTTCAACTGGATAGGCATCGATGAGATCACACAATATCCCACACCGTACGTATGGGATTATTTGCGTTCTCGCCTTCGTACTACTGATCCTGAACTCCAGCAACACCTGTACATGCGCTGCACAGCCAACCCCGGAGGAGTGGGTGGTTGGTGGGTCAAGAAGACTTACATCGATGGCTTGGAATCAAACAAGTCTTTTCCTGCCTTCGATATAGAAACTAAAAAAGACTTTCTGTGGCCTCCCGGTCACGAGAAAGCAGGTCAGCCCTTGTTCCTTCGCAAATTCGTACCGGCACGGCTGACCGACAATCCCTACCTGATGGCAGACGGTCAATACGAGGCTATGCTCAGGTCGCTCCCGGATGTCGAACGAAGGCGACTCCTCGAAGGTGATTGGGACGTGGCGGAGGGAGCGGCCTTTCCCGAGTTCTCACGAGTGCGCCATGTTGTCGAGCCTTATGACCTTCCTACCAACTGGCCCC